TAGAACTTTACCATCCTGTGCAAGTAATTCGATATACCAATGATTTTTTCTAATATCAAATCTAAGTCTAGCTGCTACACATTCTTCTGGAATTTCTACATTAGGTTTAATATCACCAATCTTACCTTTACCATTACCAGTAATCATAACAGAACCTTCACCAACTTCTCTAATAGATTCAATATTATCTTTATGGAAAGTGAATCTTCCGTGATAAATACCATCGAACCATGATCTACTTCCTATTGGTGCAGTTGATGCAACATTCAAAGTATATTCTGATAATTTACTAGAGAATTCACCCATCTTACCAGTTCCTTTGAGGGCCTCTAACCACCATCTGTGATTATTAGGATCTCTAGCATTAGAATACACGAATCCTAATTGAGCAATATCCCAATCCATATCCATTGGAAGTAAGTCTCTATCCTTTACCAGGTCTTTAATCTCTGGTACTTTCATAGCATTACCTCTTGGTCTAACGCCTTTTAATACCCATACTATTGATGTTTGGAACTTTGGAGTTCTCTGTTCAGTCTCTTCGTATGGACTAACTCTAATCTGTGGTTGTAATTCAAATACTAAATCATATCCAATTTCAGTACGAACTACTAGTTGTTGTACATCTGCTTTATATCTGATACTCCTATAGATTTCATTATTCTGTTCAGGTGGTATCTGACTTGCTGAATTTGTATACTTATTAGATTGCCCCTTTTTGGTCTTTTTAACTACTTTAGACATATAATAATAGTATATCTGGATGTATATATAAATGTACCCTATTTCTTGTATGTTACCACTAGAGTTCTGTTATATGTTTGACACTCTTTATAGTCAATGCTATTCTATAAGGCCATAATGTGTCTTTACCGTCTCTCTTTATTACTTCACTGTAATCAAATGGTACTTCTGCTTCTATTATTAGTTCCCCCTTTTGACCTGCATTCAATACTGAAGGAAATTTGACTACCTTTACATAGTTCTTTTTTGTTTGTATTGCATCATCTCCTAGTTTCAAAATGCTTGTTGCTTTAACGTTAAAGTCCTTAATAGGGAATTCCCCCGTGTTATGTAGTTTGTATGTAAGGATTCTCTTTTCTCCCATGATAAACTCAAATGCTGATGCAGGTGGGTTTATGATTTGAAGTTCATTGATGTTACCTTCCATTATTCTTCACTCTCATTTGTTTGTTCTTCTTCTTGTTCCTCTTCTTGTGGAGGTTCTGATTTATCCTCATCTTCTGTCTTTGTAATCTCCATATCTGGTAATCCTTCTCTTCTAATTACATACTTTGTCTTTAATCTTGATTTCTTCTTTCTAATAGTATCTACTTCTCCTGGTCTTAGTTCTTCTGATTTCTCGATAGTTGGATAGTAAATCATACCTGTTTTCTTGTATTCTTTCTCCCAGGTCTTGATTATCATTCTAGCCTGATCCTCTGTCATATCATCATCTTTAGTCATTTTCTTAATCCAAAATTCTTCAGTATGTCCTATTCCTCTATCTGATTTGTTGGAAGCATTAAATGCACCACTTCTCTTTCCACCTGGACTTGGATGACCTTGACCTACACTACCTGCATCACTTGGTCTTCTATTCATTGGACTGCCTTGTTTGGAACCCTGGGTTCTTTCTTTGTTTCCAGTTGCAGATGGACCTCTACCTGATTTAACTCCACCTCCTTGTTGTCCGTTTCCTGGTGTGCCCGGTTGTCCTCCCATTTGTTCTTCCATCATTGCCATTTGTTGTTCTGCCATAGTCATCTCTGGTAACATAACTTGTTGGAATGTTGGTTCCTTTGCTGCAACCCAATCACCACTATGAGTTCTCTTAACATCGAATCCCATCTGTTGTAATTGTGCATAGTTCTGAATCTCTTGGGCTTCAATCTCAAGGTCTCTAAGCTCATCTGCTTCTTCACCTTCTTTCAATTTTAATACCCAATCATCTACTTGTAATTCTAATGCTAATCTATCAAATATATGTGACTTCAAAAAGTCTTGTGACCACTTTACTGCTCTATTTGTAATTGTAACTTGCATACCTTCACTTGCCCATCCTGCAGGTAACTCACCAAAGTACAATGGTAGTACACCATATGCTGCACCAATTATTTGTCTAAGTTCTTGTCTAATATTTATGAATTCTAATTCCTTTAATGAACCTGTAAAGTCAATCCATTGAGCCATTTGTCTTCCACCTTTCTCAGATTCTACCAAAAGTGGGTGAATCATGTAAGGATCTTCTATTGCTCGTTGTTCTAATGAACTCCATGCCTTTCTAAACGTCTCATAGTTTCTTGATGCAATAACCAAAAGACCTCTTGGTGGTCTCATCTTGTCGAAATACTTTCTGATATACTCATCCATGTGAGATAATGACATTACTTTTGACCAAAGTGCATAAATTGGACTAAATCCGTAAATTAGACCTGGTTTGTACTTTCCAGCTACCCAAATTACTTCTCCTTGACCATAAATTACTCTTTTTGGTTGTGGAACACCTACAGAATACACTGAAGATACTTCTAAAAGTGCTTTTAGAGCTTTTGCACCACATCTATCACATTTTGGCTTGGATAATCTCTTATCTCTGTGTTCAAAACGTGGACAAACATAAACTGCGTTCCTTTTATCATCAAATCCTATTCTACCATCACTATCTGCGATCATTGCAACCTGGGGAGGGTCTATTCTAAGCAATTCTTTAATCTCAGTTCTCTTATAATCAATCTCACCAGTAACATCACTGATATAATAGTTCTTTAAAAGTAGTAAATATGCATTATCGGCCACTTCTAGGTCTCTTTCTAGTTGTCTACCAACATCTTCAATGGTTTGATCGTTGTTATTTACATAATGAGTGTATAATTTTTGTAAAGTTTTACGATTTTCTGGTTTTGGTCGTCTAATTTTATCAGATCCACACTCATCACACTCAACTTTTGTGTCATCTACACCTGGTTTCTCGTCCAAATCTGAATTTGGCTCTGTTGGATGTGCATTTGGGTCCATATTATCGTCTTTTGAAGGCTTGGAATCGAATTCTTTACCACAATTTTCACATTTATACTTCCATTTCTCTACTACTTCAAAGCCATTCTTGAAAGATTCTCTGTTTAAGGTCTCTATTGATATTCTAAGTGCATCAACATTATCTGCTAACTCATAAATCATAATAAGAGGGAATGGAAATATTGGTAATTTGGCCCCTGTGTCAGTAGCCATATATGGTTGCATGATTGCAGGCCTACTAGTAGTCTCAGTATAGCCCTTATTTGTGAATGATAGATTACTAAAAGCCTTGGCTACGTTCTTAAATCCATC